TGTGAGCTCACCGCCGCCGGCAACATCGATGTCTCCGCCGGAGGTGATTGTCAGGTCACCTAGCTCGGCACCAGTCTGCTGGTACCCGATGGCATCGCCATCAGCGCTCGCATCGCCCAGACCGGTGATCTTCTCACCCGCCATCGTAATGCCGCCGCCGCCCGCATCCATGGTCAACGAGTTGATCGTGAAGTCGTCGGCGGTGGGATCATTTTCGACCGGAAAACCATCCGTGTCGAACTTGAACATTTTGATCTGGGCCATGCTGGTGTCTCCTACTGGTTATGTTGGAGGCGCGATCGGAAGAACGACCCCCGTGTCTGAATCGAACGAGAAATCCTTGAGCTCCTCGGGCTTGATCCCGAGCTTCCTTCCGCACTCGAGCTGGATCTGAGCAAGTTCAGTGCGCTTTGCGCGTACGTCCTTGATGATTTGGTTCTGCTCGTTGAGTGCGCGAGTGACTTCGAAGTGAACGGGTTTGGACAGGAGAAGCTCCACCCTTGCCTTGGCGACTTCGGTCTTCGCCATGACCTCGCCCATCTCGGCCGCGGCGGCCTTGAAGCGGAGGTGCAACGTCCCCCTCAGCTTCATGGGGTAGGGCAGCTCGCCGGCGACGGCTCCTACTCCAGGCGTTGAAGCATTCTTCTTCTTGGTTGCGGGAGTCTTTTTTGCCGTCGCGGCAGACGCCTTCTTCTTGGCGGCTGCTCGTTTCTTGGACGCGGCAGTTCTCCCGACAGCCTTCTTCGCTGTCTTGGAATTTTTCCTTGCCATCTCTCTTGATTATCCTCTGAGTTTGACTGGGTTGAGGTCGGGTCGGAGCATCAGGATCGAGCCCTCAAGCGCCACCCCCGCCACCTGGACAACTATCGTACCACTAGCCGGTGTTGCTGGCGGAGCATTTGCGAGCTTCGAATCGGCACCGATCCAATATCGGTTGTCGACACCGGGAGACAGCCCCGTGGTCGCGAGCTCGCCAAGTACCTGCACGACACATCGCGTTGCGGTGCTCTTCGAAATGATGATGCCGGGCGAAGGCATCTTCGCGGAATCGGTAGGCTCACATTTGGCTACCTGTCGGAAGCCTCCAATCGGCACGCCGGTGACGTAGATGAAGTGGCCGACCTCGTCGCTCGACAAACAGTCCGCGTCCCACGAAACAAAGTCCGGTGTCGGCGCCGGCGTTGTACCGCTCCCGTCGTCGCACAGTAGACAAGAAGACTTTCCATCACGAAACGCCATCTGATCAAACCGTGGATTGCAACGTTATGCGGGCGATGAGTTTAACCGTCGCCCCGGTCGAGCGGATCACGAGGGATTGCTTCTTGGACAGCACCACCGACTCTCCGACGGTCGTGACGAAGTCTGTTTCGTCGGTCCCGCACAGGAAGAGCAGCTCGTCACCATCGCGGTCGCGTTTGTGCACGGTCCACGAGGTCTGTCCGCCGAGCTTGAGCTCGACAGAGCGCACCATCAACGGTTCCGTGAGCTCGGGATCGGGTGTGAACAGCCCACCCACGGCGCCTATCGGATAGGCCTCGAGGTGGTCGCCACGGATGATGGCGTCGACGGGCACGACCCCGGTCCAGTCGTTGGCCGCGAGCAGCTTCTGCTCGATGATGCGCAGGCCGTTCGCCATTAGAATCTCCCGTGGCTGATGTCGGCTGCCAGCTTGCAGTAGGCCAAGCTGTGCAGCGCGTCGTCCGGCTGGTCGATGGGGTGGTCGTACATCATCATCCTGGTGCGATCATTGTACTCCACGTACTCGGCGAGGATGTCGGCCCCGAATGGCTCGAACTCATCCCAGGCCGGGAACATGAACCGCTCCTGCTTGATGTCCTGGAACAGCTGCGAAAGCACAGCGTTCCTGTTCACGATGAACTTGAACGCGTTTGGATCCCAGCGCTTGCGCTCGCCAAGCGACGTCGAGTAGGCGAATTGCATGACGGCGTCACGGCCGCGGGCCGCAAACAGCCGACTGTTCATGCCCCACCCGTGTCCCCAGTCTGCGCCCAGCACCTCGACGTTCCAATATCCGCAGAGATGGATTACGTCGGGCAGGATGAACTCGGGATCGATCTCCTTGCCGACATACCGCTTCATCATGAACGGCCAGAAGAGTTCCTCGTTGAGGTAGCCCCCGATGGTTAGCACGGTCCACGAAGCGTACTTCTTCCGTCCGCCGACTCTCTCGCCCTCCTCTCGCCCTTCCCCCCAGTCGATCCCCGCGAAGAGTCGCATCCCAGCGTGCTCACTGGACCGTCGATGGATGAACGCGGCGGACGACTTTCCCTCGACCTGCTTGCTTGGATGACAGCACCGCTGGACGTCCATTCGTGTAACAGGCGCCGAGGCTGTGTCGAAAGCAAAGCCCAAGATCTCGTTGTTGAACTTGGACTCGGGCCACTTCTCGAACGGCAGCACAATCTCTGCGTGCCAGGCCTCGGGTGATTGTTTCCATGGCACCATCAGCTGCGAGATGTGGTAGCCGACATAGAATTCGTCAGGCTGGAAGGAAACCCATTGCCCCTGTGCTGGGTTGATTCGCTTGCCACAGTTCGAGCAGATCAGGCCAGCCTTCCCTATGCAGTTCGAGTCGAGAAAATTCCAGAACCTGGGCTTTTTGCAATCACACGGAACAAGCCATTCGTTCTGAGTCGACCAGCTCCAATACTCCTCGAGCGTGTTCGAGAAGGTCAGCGGTGTGCCGGTGAGCATCTCGCTGCCCTCGACGCCGGCGGCTAGCCTCGAGGCCGACAGCGACTGGCTGATGACCTTGATGTTGTCCTTCAGCAGGTCCTGGGCTTCATCGAAGAACACGCGACTCGCCGGGATGCCTCGGGCGCGCGCCGCGGTCAGGAAGGCGTAGCGCAGGAACATGTAGGAGCCGTTGAGCAGCGTCTTCTCGAAGACCTGGTCAGTGATCCCCTTGCCGACGAACACGTCCTTTATGAACGGAGAATCGTAGATCGTTGGACGCAGTTTCTCGTTCGAGTACTGCCGGGTCTGAAGAGCCGACGGAGAGACGTATAAGCTGCGCCAGTGCGGCCGGATCACAGCCTCGAGCAATTGCAGGTTGCAGATGGTGGTCGACTTCGCGACCTGGCGCGAACACTTCAGGACAATGCGCGGGTCCTCGTTGTTGTAGACGGGAAGCAGGAATGCGTGGTTGTCAAGCCTGAGCGGGCGACCAAGGTGGTGAAGTATGGACTGCGCAATGTCGCTCTTGCGTCCACGGAAAGCCGGCTTGTCCGTCTCCGTGTCGATCTCGAGCAAGCGAGGCTTCCAGTCGTAGGCCTTGTTCCAGTCGATGTTGGTCGTGAATTTTGGTGGTTCGGTATAGCCGGTGAGATCGAAGGGATCAGCGTCAAGGGCTTCGTCGGTTTCGGCTGCGTTGATGTCGGCCATCAGGATTTGCCCTCGGACTGCTTGGCGTCCTTGTGGTCGGAAACGCTACCTTGCAATTCCGACAAGGAGATGTGCTTCGACTTCGTGACCTGCACAGAGAAGAGCCCATCGAAGTCGGACCTCGACGGAGCATCCGGATTTTTCGCGCTCTCGCGTGCAGCAGTATTCGATGCATTCCATGCCTTGAGAGTCGCCTCGTGCCATTTGAGTGCGCCGGATGATTCTGGGTGCGGCGCCCTCATGGCGGTCTTGAACTGGCGATAGGCAGAGCCAATCAGATCTTCGATGATGCTGCCATGGTTGACCTGCGGGTCTGCGTCGAGCACCTCTCGTATTCGCTCGGCCGTTGGAGACGAAAGTCCGACGCCTAGGTAGTGCTGCTCCTCCTTTGTGAGAAGCATTTCGATGAACATCGGCCAGTCGTCGCGCGCCAGGATCGAGATGTCCCAGAACAAAGCCTTGTAGAGGGCGAAGGTAGAGGGGCTGAACGAAATGCCGAACTGCGTTTGGAGCAGATCCGCCACCTCATCGCTATCGGCGTTCGAAAGGAGCAGCATCCCGCAGGCCGCTCGAGCATGAGGGTTGACGAACACCTTGAACGCTGCCCCGAGCTCGAGGTTCTCGATGGCGCCAAACTCTGGCTGGTACTCCCATAGGCAGCGAAACCCCTCATCGCCGGCCCACTCGAGGACACCCGCTACCGCCAGCAGCTGGCTGTCGGGTACATCGATGTACGAAACGATGCCAAACGGCGCTTCGGCGCGGATGGAGCTGCGCGCGCGCGCGACCCACAGGTCCCCTACAGGCGGAAGGCCGTAACGCTCTAGCTTGGCGTTGACATCAGCCTTGCGCGAGACAAGGAATCGAAGAAAGCGCTCGTAGGGGTATCTCACGCAGTATCATCGTGTGAAGCCAACGGGGGCCGCGGCCTCGACAATGCGGCCCCCGGCCAGACGGGGCTGAGGCCTCGCTGCAGAGGTTTTGGTTTGGTCGCCGTTCAGCTTCAGACGACCGAGGCCGTCGATGACCCGTTGGAGGTGTTGCAGGGCGGACCGAACCGCTTCCTCAGGGATGTCCTCCATGCCCAGGCGCGCAGCGAGGAGGAGCTTCGAGAGCATGTGGCTGACCTCCCAAAGCAAAGGCTTTGCCGTCGAGAAGCGCTCGAGGTTCTCTTCGTTGACGAATCCGAGCGAGAGAACGGAGTCGACGGACTCTGAGTCGTCGAAGTTGGCGGCTATCTTCACGAGCTCATCGATCGGCGGCTTGATCTGCTGAGCGAGCCGTCTGTGCGCGAGGTTGGGCGCAGCGGTCTTGATCTCGGCGGGGAGCGGGGGGAAGCGGAGGTGGTGCACCTCGAGCCGAACGCGGCTGTGCGCGCCGTTGAGGACCTCGGCGGTCTTCTCGTGGCTGAGCCCCCACGAGCACAGGAGGAACTCGGCCTCGTGGCGCTGCAGGTGGTTGAAGTCGAACGCCTGCTTGGCAGCGGAGCTGTACTTCGAGGTGGCAGCGTACTTCGAGATAGCCCCACCGCGCAGGATGTACCGTCCATTGGCGGTCGCCACCTTGATCGGGTTGATGTCCAGATGCTCGAGCGCGATGCGCTTGAAGTCGTCGGGGCTTTCAGAGATCGGGCACAGCCGGGGCATGCGAACGAAGAACATCTTGGCCGACACGATGTAGTTGGCCTTGGGGCCCATGAGCGGTCCGAGCTCGGGGCGCTGGCTGTCGGCGACGCGAACGATGCCGTCGACGTTCGGGGACAGGATCAGGTTCGCGTGATTGCCCTTGTAGTCGACGACGCTCAGGCTTCGAAGGTTGTTGAACACGACCACGGACGTGATCTGGAACGGCACGGTGCCCATAATGCGTTCGCCGTCGCGGTACACCAGCGTTCCGATTTTCCCGGTGTCGGCGCGGTCGGCCTTCAGCGACGTGTCGTCATCGTCATCCAGGCGGATCCCGGAGATGCGGCTCTGGAAGGAAGCCAGGGCTTTGCCCAGGAACAGCTTGATCGGCGCCGGCTTGCCATCGAAGCTCACCACGTTGGGGATTACCCAACCCTTCGCCAGAACACCGTCCCGATCTCGCACCCCGTAGCGGCCGTATTTGTCGATCGTCGTCACGACACGATCGTCCTGGAGCGGATCGAACACCCACGGGTTCTTGTGAGGGCCCAGGTTGGCGCCGTAGCCGCCAGAGCCGTCGACGCCAGACCCACTGGGCCCATCGATATCGGCCCCGTAAACGGGCTTGGGGGGCTCGATGGTGAAGTGGCCGATGTGGTCGATGTGCGTGAGCGGATCCTTCTCGAATTCGTCGAGCTTCGAGCAGCGGAGATCGAGGTAGCGCTTCATCCCCTGACGATCTGTCGTGACCATGCTCGGGTCGTAGACTCCGTCGTTGGCCGAGTAGAGGCGATAGGCGTCGGGGCCATCCTTCTTGATCGTGAGTACCGCCGCGGCGCGCTCCTTGTTGATCGCGTCCTGCTCGTCCTCTTTGGGCTTGTTGTCCGCGGCGAACTTCTGCAGAACGTCGAGGGTCCCGTGGCGGTGATACCCGGCAAGCAGGCTCGGGTTGGACTGGACGGCCTGCTTGAGCAGATGGATGTCGTCGGCGCCACGCGTGCCGTCGATGATCTCCGAGAGCGGAGCCGAGTAGGAGTACTTCCCCCCCAGCGGGGGATTTCGTGCGTCAGCGAAGACGTCGTCCGTCATCTGGGGCGGCGGCTTCCTTGAGGCCAGCCCCACTCCGAGGCTGCTCTGATAGAACGCCTTGGCGACGTTGTCGTCGCTCAGGGGGTAGACCTTGTTGTCGGCGAAGAACAGGTCGATGGGGGCCAGATGCCACGACCTGACGATTACCGGAATCCCGATCTGCTTGCCGCCGCTCACGTCGCGGGCAATCGCGGTTCCGACCGCATACCCCTTTTCGTCATCCACCTTCTGGAAAACGACGGTGGTGTCGAGATCGAGCCCCTTCGGAAGATGCTCCGCGACGATCGCGGAGACCTCTTGCTGCCATTCACGTACGTTGTCCGAGAGCTTCTTGTACTGGACTCGGCGGAACTGCGGATCTTCTGAGAAGAGGTTTTCCATTGGGGCTCCTACAAGATCGGAACAACCACTCCCGGGGGAACGGTCACCTTGACTGCGCTCAGGGTGAAGCTGCTGATGACGGCTGCGAGACCGTCGGCTTGCTGCTGCGGAGATGCGTCGTCGGGTTGTTGACTGGTAACGCCGCCGGTTGGAACGACGCCCGTGACGACTCCAGCCTGGGCTGGGACAGGTAGGCCTTGCCAGAAGACGGAAAGCGCCTGAATGAACAAGGTGGGGCCGCCGCCGGCGAGCTCGGGGTTGAACGCCGCCGCGAGCGCCGATGCAAACGCCCGCTTCTTGGGGGTGGCGGGGATACCGCCGGCGAGCGCGTAATCGGTGTATGCCTGCGCCCAAGTCTCGGCCGCATCCTTGGTGGATGATGGAGCTGTCTCCGCAACGAACATCGGAAGAAGTCCCGTAGCGAGGACAGATGTGACATTGGCCAGAGGCATGAAGCGTTACCCGAGATCAGCCGGGTCCTTCGACAAGAATAGAAAAGTCGAGAGAATTTTACCAGATAGCGATGATTTGAGCTGGTTGAGCTCTGACTGGATCCCTGGCAGTGGGGGCGTCGACGGGCCCCAGGCCGTGTTGACCTGGAGTCTGTTGATGATGTCGATGAGTTTGCTGAGCTCGTCGACCAGTTGCTGGCCGAGGACGGCGGGTTCGTCCGCGCTTTCGCCACCCCACTGATATTTGGGGCCCTCGCCAACCCACGATCCGTCGTTCTTGTAGGACTCTCTGGTAACGATCGTGGCGGACTCTTGCCCGCCGGCAATGGTCACCGAGGCTAGCGTAAGCCGCCGGCGCGAACCATTCGACAAGGTTCCGTGCTCTACTCTGAACCTGTCGTAGGAGGCGCCCACCTGGTCGAGAAACTGCTCCGAGTGCTGGGTTTGCGGGGCTGTGTCCCCGGGGGTTAGCCGGCCTTGGCTCGCGAGATACCCGTCCGCACTCTTGCGGAGGTTGGCCGCACGAAGCGATGCCTGGTTGTTCGAGGGGTTCAGTAAGAGGCTGGTCCCAGCCCCGCCCTCGAAGATCACTGCGCCGCCTCGCTTCAGGATCATGCTCGCGCCGCCCGCGGTCCTGTAGACCTTGTCGCCGGGAACGGCGTTGTCGTCGGGGTTCCCTACCTCGGGCGGGTCATCGGTGTCGTCATCGAACTGAGGGAGGGCCTGAAATCCACAAACGAAGAGCTGCTTCCCGTCGTTGGTTCCGAGTGCTACGCAGGCGGCGCCGGCGCGAGGTTTCGTCGCCTCCCCTCGACCATTCGCGTCGGCGTCTGGCGATAGGATGTGGGCGTCCGGAACAGAGATACCGCAGGTTGAGTTGAATCGGTAAGTCCCTGGGTGGTTTGAATTCTCCTCCCCGAGAGTCCCGAAGAAGATCTTGTTCTGTGCGCCGGCGCCAAGCAGTTCCCATGGGTTGCCCACAGGGGCATGGTACCCCAAACCACGCATCAACTAAGGGCATAAGCATTTCGAGAGGGCAATCACGCCCAGTGAAGCATAAGGAACAGCATGTCAGCCAACGTCAACAAAGTAATCCTGGTCGGCAACCTTGGGGCCGATCCAGACCTGCGTCACACGTCCAACGGAACTGCGGTTTGCGAACTGCGGCTCGCTACCAACGAGAGTTGGACCGACAAGGATGGCAAGAAACAGGAGCGCACCGAGTGGCACCGCCTCGTAGCGTGGGACAAACTTGGAGAGATCTGCGCCGAGCATCTCTCCAAGGGGCGGCAAATCTTCGTCGAGGGGCGCTTGCGTACGCGCAAGTGGGAGGACAAGGACGGCAACGATCGCTGGACGACCGAGATCGTCGCGAAGGACGTCCAGTTCCTCGGGAGCAAGGATGACGGGGGCAGTGGGGGCGGAGGAAGCAGCAGCTCTCGCAGCGACGATGATGCTCCGCCGTCCTACAATGGCGGCTCCGTGGATGACATTCCGTTCTAGAGAGAGGACGGCTCGATGTTCTATCACGCGAGACAAGCCACCTACCCCGCAGGGGTCACCGACGTGGGGGTCCTGCTCTCTCTGCCAGAGCCGATGAAGCCCGTCGTTGCCTCGTGGCACATGTTGCCAAAGGCTCTCGTGAGCCTTCGGGGGATCACCACCGGCGTGGTCGATCTCGACCTGGCCGGCGAAGTCCTCGACTTCGATATTCGCAAGCATGGCGATCGCCTCGAGCAGGTGCTCGGATCCTACGATGCAGCCGACGGCGAGTGCGAGCTGGGGCACGACTCGGACTTCGTCGAGCAGCTCGAGGCGATCATCGCCTGGGCCTGCTCCCTTGGAGAACACTGCTCCTCCAAGAGCGTTCGAGATCAACTGCAGACGCTGGCGCGGCCAGAGCAGTACGACTTCGAGCTCGCGGATATCCTCAGCGCTGCGTCGAGGTAGACTAGCGATATGGACGTCGAGCAAGTTGCCGCTAAGGCCAGGGAGGCGCTGCTGTCGACGGCGCCAGAGCACGTACGCAGGCTTGGGGGGATTCTCCGGGGCTGCATCGAGAGCGGAAAGCACGACAAGCTCAAAACCTTCCTCGAGGAGGAAGGCTTAGATGTCGACGTGACCCTCATGGGAGAGTTCCGTGATGTCCTGATCGTCGGAAGAATCGACCTGATGGACTTGGTCCCCGCCGCGCGCGAACGACTGCGTACGCGAACACTCGCCAATCAGCCACCGGACTCGATGACAGACGAATACCGTGCCGCTGAGGCGGCAGGCAAGAAGCTGCACTGTCGCGATTGCAGATACTTTGTCGTTCCGCCCAGGGACGGAACCGACGAAGCCGACAAGGCGTGCGTCGAGTTCGGGACCAAGGGGATCGACAAAGCCTGCTTCGGCTTTCTATCGAGCTAGCACAGTGGGGGAGGGGTCGGGTGGTTCCCCCCTCCCCCCTTTTTAGCCTGCCTTGGCGATTCGGAACCCTCTTTGAGGGTTGTACAAGGACTCGAGAAGGTCTTTGTAGTAGGCGAGGTTTGACGGGGGCTTGGCCTGAGTGCGCCCTCGAGCGGTCGCGTTGAGCCGTGAGTTGGGCTTGATATCCTTCGGCTTCGGGGGGGTGGCTCCGCCGATACGCCATGCTGCCGCCGCGCTGTTGCGCAAGACGCCAGGGGCTTTGATCTCGGCACCAATCTGCGCAGCGGTTTTCGAGCCTTCCTCGCGACGCCTGTGGAGCGCCTTGACGAGGTTGCGCGCAACCACGGTTGCGATGATCGGCGCTGCCGCACTCGCGATGTACGTCCCGAACGCCGGCGCGAGCTCCTTGATTGCGCGAAGGGTCCCGATGTTGTGGAGCTTCGCCCCCCTTACGGCCCGAAGCGACGCGCGCCCTTCCTCCGCCAGCTCGGGCAGCATGGTCGCGCCGACGAACTCCGGTGCGTGGTCGTACGCAAACCGACGCGCGCGCGAGGCGTCTTCGTCGGGCGGCAGCAAAACGTTGCCGAGCGCAGCGTATCTTGCCAGCGCTCCAGCCCGCCCGCGTTGCCCGAGCCCCATTCCGATGTCCTGAACGAGTCGCCGAGCGCGAACGCTTCCCCGGATAGGGGCAGCGTGCCCGATCTCATGGAAGGCGTGGGGGACCGACGACCTGGTCAACCCAATGTGCGAGGGAAGATCTGGTACGTCGCGCTTCAGAACACGCTGATAGAAAGTCTTTAGCCGATTCGTTGGAAGCTCTTTGTCGTAAAAATACGATTGCCCAGGCACAACTGACGACTTGATGGGCTCGACTACTCCACTTTTTTCAGCGAAGCGTTTGATTGCTTTGACTTCGGCTCGTGTGAACTCTGCGATGCGCGCGAGCGGTGTCTCTCCGTCGGCCTTGATAGATTTCCCGCTTGCCAGAAGATCAGTGAGGCCGCTCGGCAAGTCGCTGAGCAGTTGCCGGGTAATGCGCGGGAGACCTTCGTACACGGCTGCGCCAGCAAGCGCAGGGGCGACGCCGAGTTCTTTGCGGATCGCATTCTCGCGCTTGATTACGGACGGACGCTTCTCGCTTTTTGGCATCAATACACGCCTTCCGTCTTGGATCGGCTGGTGGTTTTAGCTTTGCCCTGCAGGTCGAGCCCACCCTCTGCACCAAACTCTGCACCGTAGACGAATGAGGGGACGGGTGCATACCCGTGGATGTCTGACTCTTCTCCCTCGGTGGCTCCGCGGACGAGCGACTCGACAAGCTTGCGATATCCGAGTTGGCTCATCCAATCCTTCCTGAGCATCGGAACTCGCTCAATCCCGTGGAGCTCAGGCAGGTCGATGATCGGCCGGGGGCCAACCTCGACCTCGGATTTGCCAGCACGCTGGATCAACGTCTTCGTTCGCTCGTCGATTATGCGCCCCTTCTTGGCGCCCGGAATGTCTTCCTTCAAGATGTGGCCGACCACATCGTCGACCGACATCTTGCCCAATGACTGCTCGTTGAATGAGCGAACCTCCGTCCAGGGCGCGAGTTCGTTCCTGAGGTATGAGCTCCCTCCAGGGTCAAGGATCTTGGTCGTGTTTCCGATTGACCGGAGAACCGTCTCTATGTTGCGCCGTTTGATAGGAGCGCCTTGCTTGTCGTAGGCATCCTGGATTTCCCCGGAGATGTAACTCAATGCTGTTGGCAGATCCTTGGTTAGCTCGACGAGCTCCTTTGGCTCAACGATGCCGTCGGACAGGATCTGCCCCTTGGTCACAACGCTACCCGTGCGAATTCTGCTGGAGTTCCACTCTGGCTCGGGAATGAAAACTGGCTTGGGGTTTCCTTTCTTGTCGACGGCTCCATCGATGAACACATTTCGTCCGCGGCCGTCGGGGTCTTTCTCGATCCGCTGCACTCGCCCGGCAGCTGGTGCCAACATCGCCTTGCCCTGCTTGACTTTGTACATCTTGAAGAGCTTGTCGATTTTCGCGTAGCCGCTGATAGCCGTCCTGGTGCCAGAGATGCCGCCCTGATGGAACGTTCGCATTGTCATCTGCGTGAGTGGTTCGGACAGCGACTGACCGGCGACTGCCCCGATGTTGTCCCCGATGGCCGGAAGCGTGCCAAACTCGTTCAGGCCGTAGCATTTTGCGCAGGTCCCCTTTGGCATCTTGCACATGATAGGGGAGCGAACGTCGATCTGCTCGATCTTGCGCTTCTGTAGCTCGGCAAGCATCACCGAGGTCACCGCGTCGCCAGCCTTCGCGAGCACCCGTCCGCCGACTCGGATGTCCTTGGACAAGAAGCGGTCCTCCACATCCACGCTCTCAGTGGGCAGCTTGAGTCCCTCAGTCGTCATGCAGTCATCCTTCGAGACGACGTTGGTAATCGCGGCGGCCATGATGTCTTTGTTGAACGCACCGGGGTTCGCCGTCTGGAGCTGCTTATCGACCGCAGACGCCCGCGCTCCATAGAGCGTGCTCCAGTAGTCGGAGAACGGGAGACCCGCCGCGAATGACGTCGTGATTGGGATGGGGCTTGGATTCCCCCTGTGGTCATCGACCATGAACGGCGCCGAGACGATCTGCTTGAGCTGGTTCATGTTGCCTCGCGCGCCGGAGCGAACCATCAAACGGAAGTTGTTGCCTTGCTTGTCGAGGCTCTTCTCTACAATCGCGTCGATTTCCTCGTTGACCGCATCTAGCTTGTCCGCCGCCGCCTCTCGCCCCTTCTTGGTGTCGAGCCGCAAAGCGGAGACTTCGGCAAATGTCTTCTTGAAGAGAGCGTCCTTCTCCGGGATCGGAGGGAGAAGATCGTTGAGGCTAACGGTAAATCCGACGTTGTACGCGTGGTCGTCGCCGAGCCTCTTGAGCTTGTCGACTACGTCGCCGTACTCGTTCGGAAGTTCATCGGCTACCGACTTGACCATCCCGTCGAGAACCTCCTGGGTGAGCACCTTGCCACCGAACTCCTTGCTGGTTTTGGGCGGAAGCACCGCTGCGATCTGCTTGCGGAGCTTCGGGTCCTTCGACATCAAGTAGAGGCCAAGCGAAGATTCGTTCTGTGGCGCGATCATGACCCGGCCCGTTCCCGGGTTGTATAAATGCTTCGAGGGGAGCATCCCTTCCGCCTCACGGATCGCATCGTCGAGTATGGGAACGTGGACGGTCATCGCGTCGCCATCAAAGTCGGCGTTGAACCCCTTGACGACCAGCGGAGGAATCTTGATCGCTTTCCCGTCGGTCACTTGTGGCTTGAAGGCCATGATGGAGAACTTGTGGAGCGACGGGGCTCTATTCAAGATTACCGGCCGCTTCTGCATCTCCTGGGTAAGCATCGCCGCGGCCGCGGCGGACCTATCCGCAACCGCCTCCTGCGCCTCCTGCGGGCTCATGCCGCCGTGCACAACTAGGCGCCGGCGAACGAAGGGGCTGTAGAGCTTCCACGACATGTCGAGCGGGAGTCCCACCTCGTCGAGTCCGAGCTTGGGCTCAGGGATGATCGTCCCGCGCCCAACCAGGTCTTGCCGCCGGCTGACTAGCTTGTCCTGGAAGAAACCCGTCTTAGGACTGGTGCCCTTGATTTGTTCAACGATGCCCTTGGGGCGGCGCTTCTCCGGATAGTAGGCGATCGGCGAAGTGAATCCAGCGAGAGCTTTGGTCCCCTCGTACAGCTTGCCTCTCCACTGCGCCTTGATGGCATCGGTGATGAACGGGACTTCGTTCTGCCACTTGAGCTCGTTGTTGATGAGGCCGATGTCGCGGTAGAGGTTGTTCAGCCCCGGCACGGACAGGTCGCCATCGGCCATTTCTATGATCGGGCGAAACACGGGCGGCATGACCGGGATTTTGGTTTGAAGGTATGCATCCTCCGGCCGAACCCCCAGCTTCTTCAGAGCGCGGAGATACTTAATCTTCGTGTGCGCTCGATTCAGCTTCGTGGTGCCCCGCGCCTTCTTTGCTTCATCGGTCCAGTGAGCCAGTTCCGTGTCAACATCGATCTTTGAAAGCAGGTACTTGAACGCTGCGCCACCGGTAAGGCCTTGTTCGGCGAACTCCCCGGTCTCGGGGTCGATGAAGACTTCTCCTCGGATCAGTCCCTCGAACTGCGCCTTCTTCAGCTCCGTTTTCTTTGGTCCGATGTCGATTAGCTTCTTGATGGGGGTTTCGAACACGGGATTCGGGATCGGCTCCGCGAGCTCGATGTGCCCCCAGCGAGTGCCTTCCCTGCCCCCGAAGATTTGCCGGTCCATCAAGCCGGTCTTCATCTCGCTCATCTTCCCCGAGTAGATGAATACAGGCGACTCCACCTCACCATTGCTCAGGCTGGCCGTCTCCTTGTCCGTCATGGGGCCAACAACCAGCCTTGAGCCGTTTCGCTCCACGTTTACGCCCGCGGCCTTCAAGTAGGCTTCGAACTTCCGATAGGCGAAAGTCGGCTTTGGTGGCGGGGGAGCCTGAATGCCCGTGTGCTCCGCGGTGCCGGTCAACCAGGTCCAGAAGTCCTCGTTCTTCTCCGCCTTGTACGTCGCCATCTCTCGAAGGTTTGCTCGCGCGCCGTGCGCCAGCATCGAGTACATCGAGATCATGTCGAGAGACTTCGAGCCGTCGTCTCCACCGCGCAAAGGCTGGCGGTTGATGTCGTATTTTCCATCGTCGCGCGCCGAAAACTGAGACGTTGCCTGCTTCGACAGCTTGAGGATGTACTGGGGGCCGACAAGCACCTCGCCGAGAGGCTTCTTGCTCTTCGGATCGTAAAGCGTTTCGACGTCTGAAATACCCGCAACGGCGAGGGCCTTCTTCACGGTTACGGCGTGATTTTCACCGTTGAAGTTATCCACCGCGTACGGCTTCTTGCCGAGGTCCGCGATCTTGGCTGCCGCTGTTTCAAGCAGCTGCGAAGGGTTGATCCTACTCACCACGCCGGCGGGGTTCAGCAGGATATCGACAGGCTTCCCATCGGCTGTGTGTGGTGCGTCACTGACCGGGATGATGCGCGTGATGATGCCCTTGCCGCCGTGTCGGTTGGTCAGCTTGTCGCCGATTTGCGCAGGCTCTTCGGTCTTCACGTAGACCTTGACGCGCTGCCCTTCCTTCACGACGTCAATGACCGTACCGACCGCATCCCCATGCCAGGTTTCCTCAAAGCCTAGAACCTCCTTGTGGGTCTTCAGCATCCGCTTAGCGGTGATGATCTCCGGGTCGTACTTGTTCTGGCGAACGCCTGCCCAGAGCGGGTCTCCCTTGTGGATCTTCGTCCCCTTCTTGATCACCCCATCGTCGTCCAACATAGCGAGCAACTCAGGTGAAAGCCCGTTCGCCTTGTGCGCGCGGTATTTGGCTTTGGACAGCTCCGAGCTGCCCTCGATCTTGAACACGTATTCGTGCAGATGTTCGCTGGTGAGCTGCTCGGCCGCATCCTCCGTGATGACGATCCCGTCTTCGAAGTTGTAGCCTTTCCACGGGATGTACGCGGCGCGCAAGTTCGTGCCCAACGCGAGCGTCCCGTCCCTGGTGAAGTTCGAGTCCGCAAGCACGTCGCCCGCGCCGACTTCGTCGCCCGGCTTCACCGTAGGTGTCGCGTTGAGAAAGGCTTTGTTGTTGAGGGGCAGGTTGTTGTAGACCGGGTATTCGACATCTCGCCCCCGGGTGGTGATAACGATCTTGGTCTTCGACACGCTCTTGACGACGCCGGCGTCGATTGAGCGAATCGAAAAGCCTGAACCCAAAGCGTCCTCGATCGTGCCACGGCCGATCTTGACCTGGACAAGCGGGGCTTGGCGATGCTTGAGGGGGATAGCCTGCTCGAGCATCTTCGTCGCCATCTGTGCGCGAACGCCCTGCGCCGACGCCAGGAACGGGATCGTGTTCGACGCGACAGAGAATGCCTGGCGCGCGCTCTTCAGCACCACGTCGACCTTCTTTGGGTCAACCAGCTGATGTTCGCCGGCCACGAGGGCCTTGACCTTCTTGCCAATGGGTTTTCCATCAGGGAACTGGTCGGGGAAAGAGAGAACCAGATCCTTCATCTCCGAAGGAGAGACCCTGCGCGTGGACTTCTTTCGTCGGTCGTAAACGAGGGTCATCAGCTGATCGCCGCTCTTGGTTACCCCGACAGGAAGAGTCATCACCAGCCCGATGTTCTCTGAGTCCGGCGTGTGAATAGGATCGATGAAGCCTGCCTGCGACGGATGGAGCGAATGCGCTGCATTCCCGGCGCGCTGGGCGCTGGCCAACCCCCCTTCGCCCAGTACCGTGATCTTGGACATTCCGTTGATCATGTTGAGCGGGTTGGTTTGATCGGTGGTGTTCGAGAGCGCGCTGCTGGTAAAAAACGAGTCGATGATCGGCGAGAGAGCGCTTGGGCGAATGACGTCCTTGACGGCCTCTGGCTTGTATCTGTAGCTGCGCAGCTTCTTGAGGATCCCCTTCCGAAACCCCTCCATCACGGGAGTGAGTTCACCGTTCTCCTTGATGAACCGTTCCTTGATGAGGTCGGAAACGCTAAGCGTTTTCTTGTACTCGAGCGCATGGCGGTCGTCCGGTCGCCGATCCCCGGTGGTAGCGAGCATGACCTGCTTCGCTGCGTCGGCCAAAACTTCGCCACTGACCTTCTTGTACCGAACGCCGACCGTCTCCTCGGTTACGTTGGGATCCAACACCGCTTCTGCAAACTGCTCGCGGAGCTTCTCTACGGCCTGGTCGGCCGACACGTACTCCCCCGGGTGCAAAGCCTTCGCGATACTGATGACAGACTGAGCACTTTTCTTTTCGCTGATGGCCTTGTTCGCCGCGAGCGTCGACTCGCCCCACTTTTTTGCCAGCAGCGAATCTGAGATTCCGAGCCTGGACAAGAGCGGATAGAGAGGCCACGCGCTGGATCCGCGCACAACGCTGAACTTGCCAGTAGCAACGTCCATCTCGATCCCGAACGAGCGCCCCGTCGTCATCACCTCCGCTTTCATGTCGCGGCTCTTCTTCTGGGTGACGTAGATGCCCGGGCGACGACGCAACTGGTTGTAGACCTGGTAGTGCTTGCCGTTGACGATGAAGCTGCCGAGTGTCGTGTTTTTGGGGAGGATGGCCAGCCGTATCTTCGGTTCGCGCGAGAGAACCTTCCCGGTGTTTCGGTCTATGAGCTCGACGTCGGCGTAAACCGGAACGCCCCAGGTCTTGTCCTTGCGCGAAGCGTCGCGCTGCCCTTTCCAGTCCTGCGGGTCCTTGTTGTCGTTGACCCAAACCTTCCTGGCTCGCAGCGACAGCCCCGCCTTCGCCGCGTCTGCGGTGAGAGCCTTCGTGAACGCCTGCGCGACGTTCTTTTTGATGAGCTCAAATTGGCCGTCGTAGTCGAAGGTCTCCATCAAGGCACTCACGTTGTTGCGGCATAAGCCTAGTGCAGGAGGAGTTATCCCCTCGAAAGGAGTCTAACACCTGGGAACTAAACGAAGAAGAATTGTCCAGCCAGGATTCGTTGTGGGCAGCATCCGCAACATCGACAACCAATGGCGCGACGACGTCGGCGCCGAAGAAACGAGTACCAATGATCAGCGCACACATAATCGACCTCTACGAGACCGGCCAACTCGACGACTCCCCTCCGAGGAACTCGTCGACGATCGCGAGTAGCGTTGGCGTCGGAACGATCGCATCCTTCGGTCTTCCGCTCATCGGTCACGGGCTTACCATGTCCGAGGTTCCCTCGATCGCCCTGGGCGCGGGCAAGAGCGTCTTGCTCTTCGGGGGCAAGGCACTCCTCTTCCTGGGGGTTGGCGTCGGGATCCTGTACCTCGGACGCTGGGTGCTCAGCGGCATCCTGGACTGGGCCGATAGGGTCGAGGCGCGCGTGGAGCGTATCCGCCCCCGGGCGGAAGTAGTGTAGCGTGATTACCGCCGCGCACCTCTGGTACAGGTACGGAATTGGACCCCAGAAGAACGACAAGAAGCCGTCGTTCTTCGGGTTCGCTCGCGTTGCTGGTGTTGCCGCGGTAGTCGTTCCCGCCCATGGATACGTGATTGGCAGTCGAGGCGCTGTGTCGCTCGGTCTCCAATCGATCAGGGGCCCCCTATGGAAGATCGTGAACAAGTTCTTCGGCGCGGTGGCGTGGATGTTTGCCATCTCGGCCGGGCTTTGGCTTGTGCAACACTTCACCGAACGGTGGACTGGTGCCGGGTATCCGATGATCTTCCCAAGCGTCGCCACGATCGCCGGTCAGCAAGCAGGGAACACGCAACCAGGTAACAGAAGGGACGGTATCCCGAACGGTCTCGGAGCCGGCTCTGCACATAGGAGGACGCAAAGTAACGACTCGGACCTGTCGGACATCTTCTTCTCCGGTCGCTAGTCAAGTAGGGGACGAACAAGGAACCCGGCGAGTACAGCAGTAGACACTGCAGCAAGGGACCAAGCCACGGGAGATCCCCACCGTGGCTTGACCCTTTCGTCTTGGTACTTCTTGTCTAGGTCGATCAGGTCCTTGGTGAGCTTGTCAGTCTGCGCGACCAGGGCCTTTTGGCTTGAGGCGTACACCTCGAGCTGCCCACTCACCAAATCGACCTGGAGCGCCAGGATTGCTGAGCGAGCGAGTTCTTTTTTTAGCTTCGACTTGGTGACCACGAACTCGGCGTCGACAACGAGAACACCCTTCCATTCGTCGAGCGTGTAGCCGCAGATCTCCCCGGAACCAACGGTCTTGTAGACCGTGCACTTCGGGATGATCTTCGCTTCGTACTTGGGCTCAGCGAACGCCGGCGTCGCGCCAAGAACCAATGCTATCGATAGCGCGCAGATCAGCTTCATAGCGACCCTCCTCGGCACGTTCGTCAGCAGCGATGACCCGAAGCGCTTCGCGGGCGGCCGCGAAGGCGCGGTCCGCAGCTGCGATTTTCTCGTCACCGTCGGCGAGCATTTGAATGGTCTTAGCATTGGCCGCGAGAATCCTGGCCTTGTTCTTTTCGTGGCGAAGCCTGGCGAGCTCTCGGACGTGGCGTCTGTTGAACCATGACCAAGCAGCAAAGCCGGCAAGCACCACCGCGATGATCACGATGGTGCTCAGCCAGGACTTGCCGACGCCGCCGGGGGACGTGTTGTTGGAAACGATACCCTTGAGCTTGCTCAGCAGGTCGCTGGGATCAAACGACGGTTTCTTGACGCCGTTTGGGTCTTTGTCCCCATCTGGCATTGGCTAGATGGGGGTGACCGGCCTGCCAGTCTGATCGCGAGAACCTTCGTCCATGCGGAGCTCGAACAAGTGGGCCTCGATGAGCCCCTCGAGCTTCTCGCGCGCGAGCTCAGGGAGCTTCTGCGCCTTCGCCATCTCGATAGCCCAGTTCGCGGAGACCTCCATGACCTCGTTGCCAGGGATCTTCTTGCCCTCGGCCAAAGCCTTCGTCTTCTTGCGAGCCCATTCGCCGCCGCGCAAAGCCGCCTTGCGGGCGAGGTTCGACCAAGCAGTAGCGGTCTTCTCGCCGACGTCGACGCCGAACTTCTTCTGCACCTTGTGCAGGAGCCAGGTCGCCAAGCCGCCAATGAACGCGACGAAGACGGGGACCAAGATGTTCATGATCTCGGCCGACAGGTTGTCGAGCGAGGTCTTTGCCGCCTGCGCGAACGCGATGCTCGGAATGAAGAAAATGACCAGTGCGATTGCGCTAGCTACCAGAAGATACGCTCTGCAGATCGCGCTGTTTTTGCTCGTCCTCATCGGATTCTCCTTTGGTGCGTTTGGGGGGTTTCTCCCAGTAATGTACCACCAGGTACACGTCTTCCTGGGTGGTCACGATCCCTTCGGGGCCACCCTCTCTAATCACCGTCTTGCGGGTGTACTCGCGGATTTGCTCGATATTGATTCCGCTCGAAGCGTTGTTCGCGTTGGTGCGAAGGTCGCCGTAGGTGACCATGTCCTCTGGTTCGAACATGTTGAACGACTTGCACCTGAATTCGCCCATGCTCTTGGCCGAATCTGCGAACTTGACCTCGGTTGCTTTGGCGGCCATCAGACGCTCCCGTCCTTGCGCCGCGGCGGCGCCTTCTGAGGCAAAGGCTTCATCCGGTCGGAGACGGCCGCTGCGGTTTCGCCAGGCCGCATCTGACCGAGCAGTTGTTCCACGATCCGAGCCATGTTCGGCATGCGGCGTCTCAGGTCATCCAGGACAGCGACGCGCTGAGCTGACTCCATCTTGGAGATTTTGTTCGCCCACTGCTTGGCGATACGAGCGGCATCCATCTCGACGACTTGCCCGCCCCCAGACTGCTCACCGGCCTGTCCTGCCACCTGCGCCGGCATCTCAGCTGCTTGGCCTTGAGCTGCCTGGGTGGCCATCTGGCTGTCGTCGGCTACAGCGCCGCCCGAGGGCGGCGGCGCCGCTCCTGGCTGCTGTGGGGCTGCCTGCCCCGGCGGCTGTTGACCAGCCTGGCCCGGCGCACCCTCCTGGGGCGGCGGCGCTCCTGGCTGCTGTGGAGCGCCACCTTCGCCGGACACCTGCCCCTGGGCCTGCTCGGCCTGTGCCGGCTGGCCGCCAGAGATCGCACCCTGCGCCTCATTGAACGCCTCTTGCGCGCGCGCCTGGTACTTGGCCTGAACAATCTGCGATTCGCCCTGAGCCTCGGCCTGAGCCTTCATTGTGATGGCCTGGATCCGGTTGCGCGACTCGGCTTCCTTCTCGATCATCTCCTGCTCGTCGTCGTAGTCGAAACCGAGCTCGGTGAGCATTGTGTGATCGGAAATCTTGTTGGCGGCGTTCAGCTGGATGACGATCTGCTTGCGCTGGATGTCGTCCGCCATCTTGAACTCGGTGAAGCCGATGTCGACATCGGGCATCCCGAGATAGAGGCGCAGGCGATTCTTCGCCCAGTTGACGAAGCGAAGCAGAAGTCGCCGGTACATGAGGAAGTGGTTCTCGAGGGTGCGAAGAGACACGCTCGAGCCAGACCAGGAGAGCCCGCCGAAGACGAACTCGATGGGCACGCCCATCCCGCCCGTGATCTCCTTGTTCGTGACCTCGATCTCGGGCCCGAGCAGAAGCGCGCGACCGTCGCCGCCGAGGCGCTCGAAACCGAGCGGAACCGAGACCACGGAGATGTAGTTCGGGTCGACCCGCCACTTGCGGATCTCGGTCTGCACCGTGCCTTGCCAGCTCGAGAGGTTGACGTGCTGGTAGGGGTCCTGCTGGCCGTTGGCCTGCGGGAAGATGAACTCGAGCGGCATGATCCGCTGCAGCGCGATCGCTTCCTGCGCGCGCCGGAGCACGTACAGGTAGAACATCCGCCCCATCGAGTGAATGATGAGCGGCTTGCCCCAACCCATGTCTTGCTCGGCGAGTGTGGGGCGCTTGAAGTGGAAGAGGTTCTGATCGCTGAGCGCGATAGACCGCTTCTTCCGGAGCGCCTCAAAGAAGATCGCCGGGATGTCTACGATGATCTCCCGGGTGCCGTCCTGGATAGCCTTGCGGATCTTGTTGGGGATCTTGTAGCGGTACTTGGACCGCCCCGTGATCGGGTTGTAGTGGATGTCGATGTTCTTCGGATCCCATCGAACGAAGTTGATGCCTGTCCGGTCGCGCACAGGCACATCCACGATTTCGCCGATCACGTTACTGCCGCAGCCTGGGCACGCGATGCTGAACTGGAAATTCTTGAACGAGAACTTGAACTCGGGGTCTGCCAGCTTGTGCATGGACTTGCAGACAGGGCAGCGAATCCATCGAATGAACGGCAGGTTCAGCGAGATGAACGCGTTGCCGTAGCAGAAATAGTCGAGCCCGATCTCGATCAGGAACGGCTTGAAGTTGAGGGTGTCCTCGAGCAGCTCGCGCCATGCCTCGCGGACGTGCTTCTCTTGGGCGTTGTAGACGAAATCCGTGACCGGGTACTCGGCGACCTTGGTCACCACGGCCCCGATCATCGGGTCCTTGTAGAAGAAGTACTGGCACCACCGGAAGAGCTCCTTCACGGTGGGCGGCATGTAGGTTTGCGCGATGTCGAAGAACGGTGACGGATACACCGTCCCGCGACGTCGGTCGACCTGCGACAGCCCTATCGATTGGTCATCAGCCATGGTTCAAGGTCGCGCTAGTCGCCGAAGGCGACTTTGCCACCGATGTATGCGGTGAGACCAGCCTGAACCTTCTCGCCGGTGGTGAGCGAGTTCACGCCCTGGCTCATGATCTTGTCGACGATCCCCTTTGGCGCGCCAGCGTTCTGCGCTGTTTCCGCTGCGGCGGTCGGGCTGGGGGCCGGCTTGGGAGCGGCCTGCGGAGCAGGCCCATCCGTTCCAGTACCCTTCCTAATCGGTACGACGTTGTCCGGCTGCTTCGTGGCCTTTGCTGCGTCGTCCACGGCGCGCGTGCGCCCCGATTCGGACTTGATCGCCTTGGCCTCGGTGGTCGCGGCCACGGTGGCCGCCGGCGTTTTGGGTGGGGCGGTTGTTGCCGGCGCCGCCGGCGGCTTCGGTGTCGCGCGCCTGTTCGCTTTACTCAGCAGCTTTTTCTGCTTGCCAGAAAGGTTTGCACCAGCGCGCTCCATCTTCTTCAGACCAGCGACCTGCGCAGCGTGGCCGCTTTGATGGGTCTTGATCAAGCTTTGCTTGTAAGCCCTCCCAAGTGCCCCTTTCGCCTTGACCTTGCCGAGAGCTCTCCCGGCCATCCTGGCCTTGCTAGCCCCCATCGTCGCCTTGATGTGGCCCATCCCCCCGGAAATCCCTCTCCTGGTTTGGCTGAGGCCACTCTTCGCACCTCTCGCCAAGGCTTTGGCGCCCGCCCCAACGGCCGCTCCGGCCGCCCGCGTATGCATGAGCCCCTTGCTAAGCAATCCGATGATCGCCTGCTTTTCGAGTTCCGCATCGGCGGCGAGCTCGAACCCGATTTTTGAAAACTCGGCCTCGAGCCAAGGCTTCAGGTCGTCGGGGCACTCAGCGCCCAGTTGGGCCAGCGAAGCTTCGATGTCGGTGGAGATTGCCTCGGCGGCGACCTTGTCGAACAGCTCCCCGAACTCATCCGGGCTGAGGTCGCAATTCGTGAGCAGCACGTCGATGTACGCGTTCGCCCTCTTGCACATTCCGAAACTGGTTCCGCAAGCCCCTGCGATCTTCAGGATGACTATGTCACGATCGAGTCTCGCCGCGACTTTCTCGAAGCTGGTCTTCGGCGCGGCAGCGGTCTTCTCGATAGGCGCAGGGTCCGCGGCGGTCACTCCGTGGATACGCTCAGCAGCTTCGCAGGCAGCCTTCGTGAAGAAGTCGCCCGCCGGCTCATCGAGTAGGTATGAGAAATGGTCACTCATGCTCAGCCTCCGTTGGCCCACCAGGGCCCGCGACCGCTACCGGCGGCCGGATCGTAACCGGACTTGGCGACATCGTCGCGCGCACTTCTCACGCTATTGGCAAGCCGGTCCAAGTACTCTTTCCGAAAATCGGACAACAACCGTGCAATCTCTCGCGCTGCCAGGGTTTTCTCCTGCTCAGTCTCACTCATGATGGCACAGCCGCGCTTGTGGTTGTAGACCCTACGTCGATGCCCAAGGGCGCGCCGCGGAGCGCCTCTTGCCGGTTGAGGTAGTCCTGGACAGCGAACAGCTTCACGATGTGCACGTCGACCGGGTTGTCCTTGCGCCACTCGATCTCGACCGGGTCGTGCTCGCGTACCTGCAGCCACGTCGCCTCAACATCGCTGCGTAGCCCTACGGTCCAATCCTTCCGGTCCAGTAGCGCTTGGGCGCCCGCGAAGTACTCCTCCGGCGCATAGACGAACCCGTACTCCTCGAGTATGGCTGCGATGTACGCGTTGATCTCGTTCTCGAACGCCTCGCTCTCCCGTACCCCGCGGAGGATCTGCACGGTGAAGGCTGCCTGCGACGGCGTCATCGGCTGATAGGCCCCGAATATTGGGGCGACCCCGTTCCAGGCAAGCCCGGCATTCTCGAACACGTCCCAGTCGAGCCAGAGAGTATCCGTCAGGGCTGCGACGCGGAGAGCCCCGATCTTGTCGCGCGCGAGCTTGCCGACGGGACCAAAGTCCCTCCGCAGCGCCCACCACAGCGTGGGCGGCTCCCAGGACGCCCACTGCTCCTTGTAGCGAAGGTTGAGGGTGTCGAAAATCTCCAGCGGGTGCGATCGCTTGTCAGAAAAGAGCACCCCATGCGTCAGCCTCGAGGGGAGCTCTGGCTCTGGCGTCGGCTCCTCCCCGGGCGCGAGCTCGGGCTCGGCATCTGCAGTTGGGACCTCCGTGGCCTCCTCGGGCCCGGCAGCCTCGGGGGCTGTCTCTGGCTCGCTGGCGCCATCGGCGGCCTGGGCCTCGAGCTGCTTCAGGACCGTCGGCGACACGCTCTCGACGCCGAGAGCGCTGGCGGTGTCCGGATCGAGCTCAGCAACCTTCTCTACCGGGGCATCCGAGATGATGGCCCCGAAGAAGGCTTGTTCGACCTCGTCGGGTGTATGTCGCCCCACCGCTAGGCCTCGCCGGAGATGACCTGCTTGATGAGGACCTTCTCGGGCGTCGGCAGCGATTCGAATACTTCGGATGGATGCTCGGAGAACTGGCGAGCGAACGACTCGCCGAGGTAGCCGGCGATCTTCTTGATGGTTGCCGGTTTGCGAAGGTCTTCGTCGGTGATCGTCCGTCCGTCGATGTCGGCAGACCAGCCGTCGGCTTTCTTGCTCATCGAGCTCGCAAACGGGTCCGTCAGCCCACGGTCGTAGTACCGCGTGAGACCGGTGGCCTGGTCGAAGGTCTGGAGCGCAGACGCCATGTCCTCCGGGTCCGTCTCTTCGAGCGCTGCAGCCAGCTTGTTGAGCACGGCGCAGGCGCCCTCGTTGCGTGGAAGGAGCGACTTGCGCTGCTCGATGTGGGCGACCACGTGACGGTTCCAGGTACTCGATGCCCACTTGCTGAGCAGCATGTTGTCGGAGACGTCGACGCCGAGCTCGGTTGCCCGGTTTGTCACCGAGGTTGCAAAGCGATGGCGGTGCTCCGGCGCAAGGTCCATCGCGTACTTGTCGAAGTAGTTCGCTGCCAGCTTGACATGCCCCGCGTCGGGCATCGCGTACTTGCGGATGACGGTTCCATCGCCGTCACGAGCCACGAGAGCAAAGTGCTCGTTCGGCATGTCGATGAGTGCGTTGATTTCGACAGCGTCGGCTTGCTTCGTCATGAGCTCGCGCTTGGCCAGCTTTTGCAGCATCCATCGCTGCTCGGAGCCTTCGGTGAAGGTGTTGTGCTGGACGTCGTCAGATGCACGTGCGGCATAGCCATCGACAAGCGGCGACGTCGGCACACCGTACGCGTCGCACGCCGACTTGATGAACTTCGCTGCGACGAACCTGGCGGGGAATGCCAGTTTCTCGTGTGTCTGCTGGAAGTACTGCGCGCTTAGCCACGCATTGCCCGGGTCGCAAACAGGGAACTTTCGCAGAACAGAGGCGCGCTTGGTGAGCACAACCAAGCCAAAGTCTGTGTCTGGCATCTGCTCGATCTGCTCGGGTGTCAGCACGGTAACGTGCGTGTCCCCGAGGGAGTCGGGCATCGCGACTTTGCTCATGAGCTCGTGAGAGCTGTCGTCGTAAAAATCGAGAACCGCGGCCGAAATCGTCATATGAGACTTCCCCCTGGGGCTACTTCAGGACGGTATCACCTGCTCCAAACAGGGTCAATATTGGCCAAACCACCCACCCTATCCGGGCATAAGAAGGGTGAAGGGAAATACCTTCATCAACGCTGAGTGTGGCTGCCGTGCCCCTCGTTGTAAATCTAACGGCGCAAAAACAAGGAACCACACTATGAACAAACCCGACGACAAGACCACGGACGACACCAACGCCCCCGGTCTCTTCTCGCAGTTCAGCGACTGGACCTCCCGCACCTCGCTCTCGCTCGTCCGCAACCACCCGCTCAAGACCCAGATCGCCTCCGCCGCCGCCGGCGCCGTCGTCGCCAAACATGGCGCCAGCGTCGTCCGCAAAGGCGCGAGCAAGATCTCCGGCCTGTTCGGTGGTGCGACGCGCAGCGCAGCGACGGTCGCGGCGGAGTCCACCGGTGAGACTGCCGCGAAGGGGCTCTTCGGCGGACTCGTGAAGTCCGTCCTCTAGCGTCCTTCGGGCGCCACCCCCCTCACGGGGGGTGGTTCCTTTTTTATCTACACGAGGTCGGCGAAGTCTGCCGTCGACGTCGCTGGGATGATGATCTCTTTCCTCAGGTTGATGTCTGGGATCTCGAGGTCAACGGTAGAGCCCTGCAGTAGCTGGATCGTGAAGGTTCCGTCGTCGGCGGTGATCGCCGAAACCACATCGGACGTGACACCGACGCCGCCGGCGATCTGTCCGCCCTGATCCGCCTGGGTCGACTTGATGGTCGCCCGGACCTGAGCTCCGGCCTTGGCGGTTCCGTCGACTCCGCAAATCGTTCCGCTCACCTGACAAACTGGACCGCTGGCCATGGCTCATTCCTTTCGCGTGCGGGGGTCGTCGAACTTCCGACCCGCCCAGTAGAACGTGAGGTTCGCATAGCTGGCAACGAGGAGAGAGCATCCTGTCGAGACGTACGCTACGACCTCGCGCCGCACCGAGCCGGTGATCCCCCAGATACCTGCAACCGCGATCCACATCAGCAGCAAGACGGCTGCGCAGATCGACAAACTGATGGGGTTCCCGCGTTTTACCCAGTTCCGGTAGAACCTCAGAAGGATGGGCACCCACAGAACCACGGCGGCGCCGGCCAGTAGAAAATAGGCTTCAACCACGTCATCTCACGATAGCCTGGCGACCTTTTTTTACTTCGGGGTACCAGGAGTTCGATTCCCCTGGCGCATTTGTAGAAGCGCGGCCGAAGCGTGCGAAATGCTTTTTCTCTGCAATGTTGCCGATCTCTGGCAAGGCTTGAGACGCGGCGTCCTCGGCTGCGTCTTGCACGATGCGGCTTCTCCGCGCAGCCAAGACCAACCCGATGACAACGCCAACCATGACCACTGCCCACCCTATGAACGAAATTGTCCCAACGCTCATCGTTCAATCTCCCTCCGGTGGCGCCGGCGGCGCGCCGTTGACACGCGTCGTCTCGATGTGGGTGTCGACGGACTTTGCAAGAAGGGCCGTCGCCTGCATCAGCGAAGCCATGAGCGCGATCAGCCGGTCGACGCGCTTCTCGAGGCGCCACATGAACCAAACCGCTACGAATACCGGGAACCCGAACTCTCGAATGAGAGCTATCCCCTGATCGTAGGTCACATTCTCAGCGTACCACGCCGACCTACAGATCGGTGAACAGCACCTGAGCCTGATCCGGGATGGTCACTTTGCGCGTGTAGCCTACATCGGCGATGTCGAGTGCAAAAATCGCACCCCGAACCAGGGGTAGGTCGAAGTCCCCGAGCTCGTTGGTGTAGGTCGCGACGATTCGATCAGACTGTACGACCCGACCGAGGGTGTCCGTGAAGACCGGCTGGAGCGTGGCGCGCACCAGCGTGTTGGCGGCGGGGTCGCCCTGGCCGTCGTAGATCGTCCCTTGGACGGAGCAGAGCTCCAGGCTCGCCGAGCCCGCGAGGGGGCCGAAGATCAGATCTTCGTACTCCTGCGCGGCCGGCGATCCGGTGTTTGTCTTCTTGACGATGTACTTCGTCGAGGCCGCAAGCACATCGAGCGACTGGGCGAAGTCGAAGTGGTAGCGCCCGGGCAGGTTCACCGAGTCGGTCTGAACCGTGGGGTTCTCGACCACCGCGGTTTGCCAGGTTCCGTCGGACGCCTGGAACCACTTGCTGTCGGCCACGCGCTGAAGAGCCATCGTGGGGCTCTGGCTGATGACGCCGGCGCCGGCGCTGATGATGTCCATGAACAGGCGCACGGTGGCGCCGCGGCTATGTCGGCTCAGCATTCGAACCCTCCTTCAGAAGCTTGCCCTGCTTGGCGTCGTAGGTCCAGGTACCGGGGGGTAGGTCGAGATCGTTGAGCGCTGTTTCTCGGCCTCTGCCGCCGCGGCCGTGCACGCTGCGATGCAAGCTTTGGATTTTGCGAAAGCGGCTTCCGCCGCTTTGTGCTGAAGGTAGGCTGCGCCAAGTTCGGCCATGGCCTCGAGTACCCAGAGATCGGCTTTGTCGAGCGGCGTGATGTGCTCGTCGCCCAAGCGGACGTCGTTGACGACTGCGGCGGATACGCCTTCCGGTTTTGCGTTGGTCATGCGGGGTTCGGCAGCTGCGAAAACAGCTCAACGAATTCGTAGTACGTCGTACGGGCGACTGCGATGAACATCTTCTTGTAGATATGAAACGACCACGTCCCAAAGGACGAGATCGTGCCCGACCCTGGAAGAGCTGCGTTGTACGCAATGGTGTCGGTGGACTTCCACTCCGGAGTGGTTCCGATTCTGTATGCGATCTCGGTGAGCGAGATCATTGCAACAGTGACGTAGTACCACTGGTCAACGGTTGTCGTGCCGAAACCTGTGTCGATCGTTTGCGGATTGGATGCATTGTCCGTGAATCGGATCTTGAAATTATTGTCCACCGACGTGTCTCTCTCCAGCGAGAGCACTTCGCCCGATGCACCCCATCCGATTCGATCGATCGTACTGGTAGTAAGGCTCTTGAACGTGAACGCGCACGAGAACCCAGGGAGCATGTCGACGTTGAACGACTCCCTGCCCTGGACATCGACCTCCCCGTTGATGGCGGCCGGGGCGGCTAGGGCTAGACGGTTGTCTTGCGCAAACCCAGTTCCGGTTCCGCCGGTATAGGTCGTGGATTCCCAGAAGCTATTTTTCGCGCTCCCCTCTTCGAACCAGTTGAAGTCGTCGCGTATGCGTGGCCCGGGGAACTGGGACGGACCGAGGGGGTTGGCAAGCCATGTCGGGATATCTCTTGCTCCACGCAGGCGCGCGAAGAACCCTGTTTGCTGGTCATGCGCCGTCGCCTGATGGATGAGGGTGTCCGCAGACGCGCCGCCGATGTTGCTAGCCTCTAGGCGGTGGGCGTTTACGAGTTCCATCCGAGCGCCTGTGCCGATTTCGCGGGTGTCGGCCGTATCCGCAACCAGGTTGGCTGCCATGATCAGGTTGGCGTCCATCGTGAGCGTTCCGCTCATGGTGTCGCCGGCCCGCAAGAGACGCTCATTGACGGCGTCGGTGATGACCTCCTTGGAGACTCCGTCGAACTCCTTGTGCGTCGAGCTCGTCAGCTTGATCGCCTTGTCAACGATCGTCGACGCCCGCGTATTGCCGTCCTCGAGCTCGAGGCCGCTATCGTCGGTGGTGTCGTAGATCTCCGGGACGCGCACGCGACGCCCCACGTTGGTCTGGATGACCGCAAGATCGTCCTCGTCGCCGGCGATCCGCCCCTCGACGTTGACCACGTAGATCGGGGTAGCGCGCCCGCCGTCGATCTCGACGTCGATGATCGTGGCGGTCGGGTCACTGCCATCGGCATGGATGAATTCGAACTGCGGGTAG